TCGTTTCTTAGCTTCTGCCATCGTGATTCCTTCTGATTTCGCATATTTTACATAGAATCCATTGATCTCCTTTTCTATATTTTCAAGCATATCCGCATAAATATCATCTAATTTCTTTTGATACTCAGCTTCATTTTTGATATTCAATTTTCTCTGACGTTCTTCTCGCTCTCTCCAGTAATTTTTACTGCTCATCTGTCTTGTCTCCAAACATCTGCTGCATTACTACATCTTTTGGCTTCTCTTCCTCTTTATCGATGCGTTCGATCTCCGCTTTCGGATTATCTACAACACTTAAGACCCCAAGCTGTGTCTCTTGTGATACAACACCAGAAAGATTCTGCGCGATCTGACTTTCTTCTAGTAAGTTTGCCGGAACGTTTGGTGTGAATTTGTAATGTAATTTCACCCAGTCATCTTTTCCTATACCCATATGTCTGCTTGGATTGCTAAAGATGAGCTTGTATCTTCGGTTCATTCCGGATGTAAATTTGCGTTCCTTGGTTTTTCTAAGATTGTTCATTGCCTGCAACTTATACGCCATTGCAATGCCAGAAGCTGTACCAAAATTCTCATCGCTAATGTTGGCCACCATGGCAATCTGAAATATTAATTTTTCCAAGCGATCAATCAAATGTTCCTGTGTTACATCTCCATCTGGCTTCTGCAAGAAATCGATTATCAGATTCTCAGCATCTCCATCGAAGTTGATCACACGGTCTGATCTAATATGTTTCAATTCGTCTTCATCTAGTAATGTTCCTATAATCTTTAAATAGGCATCCGCAAAATAATCTACATCATTCGCCTTTTCACTAACCGCTTTATTATATGCGTTGATCATAGACATCACTGGTTCAAAGATTCCCTGGCATTCTTTATTTTCCTGATACTCTGTCGCTGGAACTCCGTCAAAGTAATGTTCCTTTTCTTCTTTATCCCATACGATCTTTCCTTTCAATGTAAACCATCGGACCTTCAGTTCGTCCGATACGCTGCCATGCAGTACATTATCTACATCTCTATACAAACGAACAAAATAGCGTTCCTTTCTAAGAACTGAATCATCATAAATCATAAAAGCTTCCATTGGATCTAAATATACAATTCCTACATTTCCAGCATCATCGTTGTAATACATCTCATAGCCCTTACCAAAAATGCTGCAGATTTTTGATAATTCTGCATTGTTGTCGTCCTGATCATTGTACTGATCAAGGAACTCAACATAATCTTCTATCGCTTCTTCTCCATCATCCACTATGATTTTGATTGGATTCCCGATAAAATAACCATTCATTGTATCAACGATATATTTTGCAAAGTTTACTGCAATTCGATTATCTGGTTTCCACTCTGGTTTCGGTTTTTCGTGAAAGATCGGATAGTCTGTTTGGTATGCATCGTCCAATGGTTTATATCGAAACGTAACTTCTGCAGCATGTCTCATGATAAACTGACTAAGTTTCGCATCTGTTAACTCTTCGTCAGATGATATCCTATAAATTTCTTTACGCATTATATTCCTCCTTTCACTTTTGTGTTTAATCTTGGTTTCTGCTTACGTTCTTCTTCAATCGAATAACGCAGCATAGCCATTGCATCATCAAAAAATGGAACTGGCTCATCTAGATAAGTATTTGTTCTCTCATCTTTCTTCCACTTCCATTGCTGTATTTCTTTAATTGTGTTTACACAGCTTGGATAGATGTGTATCCTATGCTGTTTAAGATAATCAATCTGAGCACTGACGCTGTTTGGCTCTTTCTTTACTCCTTTTGCTCTATAGCCTGCTTTCTTCCACATCTTGATTCGATCTGGTTCCGCAGAGTCACACCACATTCGAAGCTTTTTGTTGAATCTTCCTGCTGCCAGTTTAATGATCTCCTCTGTATCCATCTCATACACATACAGTTCCTGGAAGAGATACAGATCACCATCCTTAAATCCAACCTCCCCGATGCAGTTGGCATGATTGAATCCAAAGTCCTGTGCATTTACGATATAATCAAAGTGTTCTGGTGTACGATCAAATTCTTCTATGACATAATTTTTAAGGATTAATCCTGCAACTTCTCCCCATTCGCCTAGACCATAGACTCTATATCCTTCTGGATCTACTTCTTTACGTCTTAGCATTCGTCTGTGATATGCTTCATCGATGAATCGGTTCTTTTCGTAAGTTGACTGGTGTGTGAGTACATCAGGATCAGCACGATCAAAGAACACTTTCTTGATCCAGTGGTGTGCTGATACAGGGTTAAATGTCATTCTAATCTGATAGAACTGTCCTTCTGGCAATTCTCCTCTCAATCGGTCGTCAATGATTTCAAAATCCGACTGTGTGATCTCTGTTGCTTCTTCTATCCAAACATCGGTAAGTTTCCCTCGCTTGAATGTGATTGATTTCAGTTTTTCTCTCTGTCTTTCATCATTCACTCCTCTAAATATAATCTGATTGTGATTACTCTTGCACTCTATGATCATATTAGATGCATTGATATACCAGTATCGCTTATACCGTTCTCCAAACATCCGAAAAATAGCACCCTGCAATTCTGCAAAAGTGCTATCTCTATTCGTTACATCTGCTTTTCGGACACATAAAAGGTTTCGCCCAGAATCATTCATAAGCCTTAAGATATAGTGCTGTGCTGTATCCATACTCTTTCCAGATCCAGCAGAACCCTTCATGACGATGTATCGTTTTTTACTACGATCAACTTCTTTAAAACAAGGATTTGCCTGTACTTTTATGTTCATCCAGTATCATCCTCACCATAGTCGATTGTAATGTTCAGATTCATATCAACATCTGTTTCGACTTTATCTGTAAAAAGTGCATATCGCTTGCCAAGAAGTTCTGCTGCTTTATTTGCGTCTGATAATTTGGCAGGTATTTCAATAATTTTAGGTACTTCCTTTTCGACTGTTTGCTTTCTCATTGTTCCTTTTTTGTCTGGAGTATATACTGATTTTTTTTCTTTTATTGTTACTACAATACATTCTTTTTTCTCTCTACGCATTGTTGCCGTGAGATATCTAAGAACTTCGTCTTGATCAGCAATCAATTCGTCTTCTTTTTCATCCATCCGTTCTTTTATATATTTTTGAATGTCATCTTTTGTCATGTTTTTTTCTGCAATTTGCCTTGCGCTTCTTTTTGAATATCCTGCTCTAATTGCTGCCTGAGTAGCATTCAGATCAATCAAATATTCATCACAAAATCTCTTTTGTTTTTCTGTTAATGCCATCAGGCTCACTCCTTTCTTTCAAATGGACCTCCAGGGGCTCGAACCCTGGACCGATCGGTTATGAGCCGACTGCTCTGACCTGCTGAGCTAGAGGTCCTTATGCCGGATTGCTCCGGCTTTTATTCTTCTGTGTGGCATGTATTTGTCAGCTTCTTATACACGTCCTCATACAACTCCTGTTTGTCTCCGTTATACGTGTATTCTGCATAGATACCGTCACCGCTGATCGTGGTGGATGCAAGACATTTGTAATTCTGTAAGGTCTTACAAGACCAAACTACAAATACATTACTCAGATCAATGTCAATCTCCGGTCTATTCTTGTGATACCATTCCACTAGTTTCTTCTTGCAAACACTCTGGAAGTGATCCATTCCTGTAATAATCATACCTTTCTTTTCATCTCCTAACATTCAATTACTGGAATACTATATTCTTTAGCACAGGTGTTTTCAATTTTACATCCTCTAAACTTATCCCAGTCTTTTGCAAAGTAAACAATATCAGCAGTAGAAAGCAATTCTATAGATTTGCCTAAAAACCACATCGGTCTTGCATCTACAGGGGCACTTTGAAAGAATGAATCAATAACTTCAACTTCCTCGCCTAAAAGTTCTTTAGCAGATTTTATAGCCTGTTCTCTTACTGCTAAAATTTCCTCATCTGTTTTATTCTTCATTGGCTGTGAAATAAATAACTTCTTCATAACGCACCTTCCTTATTCTACAATCATCCAATCATCAGATAAGATATTAGACATGGTGTACTCTACCGCCTGTGTTTCTCTAATATCCAATAAGTCACCTTTTTCTCCATTATCTTTTGTTCTACACTGCATCATAATAGTTTCTTTTTCTGTGTCCCAGTACCAGTATCCGCCCCAGGATGGAAGTTTTACCTTATGACCTTTTTTCATTAATTCAAATGCATCTTTAAAATTCATATTTCTTTCCTTTCTAAATTTAGGCATAAAAAGACTCGGGGTCCGAAGATCACCCGAGTTCATTCATTAAGTAAAAAGAAGAGGACTAATTATGAAGTATCGCTTCATCTAATCGCTCTAGCCTATATATTAGCCTATTTTTTGCGAACGTGACCGAACATTTTCTAATTTTCTTGAAAAAATCTTGTATTTCTCATTCTACAACTGTCTTCTGTATAAGCTACTCGCCTTTTAGGGTGTAACTGATTCATCTTATGTGCTACCTGCAGCCACGTCATGCC